TACCAATTTTTCATTAGTTTCTCCAAGATTTTTAATCAGCTGTGAAGCAACTTCAAAATGTCTTGCATGCTCTGTCGATTTTGCTATTTCTAATAATTCATCTAATGCGTCATGTCCCTTTTCCATTAAATTATAATAATTTTCTCTTGAATATCTATAATCAGTTTTAAAATCCTCATCATCTGAATCTACTGTTAATCTTTTTTCTGTCTTTTCTGGAAGAGTTGTTATTGGGTCTTCAACCAAAACTTCTTGAACTAAATCTTTTATGTCCATGATACATCGTCTCCATCAAGTGTTAAACTAAACCCAAAATCATCATCCGCTGCCGCATCTTCTGGTTTGGGTTTTATTCCAAGAGTTGCGGTTGTTTGTGTTGATGTATTTCCTAATAAATTTACGTCTGCAGATTCTAAATAAAGTGATTCAGAATCTTCAGTTATTACGCTATTAATTGTAAATGCTGTACTACTTTCCAAAAGAAATCTATCTAAAGTACCAATATCCGCATCCGCGTTTCCAGATACATTCTCAGGAACTATTATCTGAAGAGTTATGTCCTTAATTGGTTTTCCACTAGTCGATAATTCTGGATACAGAAACGTTTTCATTGTAAATTGCATATCCCATGATAAAGATCTTCTAGTTTCAAAATCTCCATCATATGCATCTGTATAGTTAACAGAATTTAATATAATAGGACAATCGACCGCAATATCCATTAAAGGTACAGTTTTAATAGTTACTGTAAATTCTGGTGTAAAATTTGGTAAAATCTGTTCAACAATTTGTGCGGCATCTTCTGCATTTTTTGCTAAAATAGCCAAATCAAAAATAAAATTATAAGGAACAGGATTATATTGTGTTCTCATTGTTCCAGATATAGAAGAAGCATTCTTACCAACAGTATTCAATTTTCTTGTTCCATCATACATTATCTGACTCATCATAAACCCAATTCTAGGTAAAATTATTGCTGGAGTTCCTGCAAGAGCGGGATTTGCAATTCTAACCATAAATTTTTGTTTTGGTCCATAAGCAACAGGAATTTTTAAAGTTTCTACTACAACTCCGGATGAATTTACCCTTTTAACTGAAATATCATTAAATAATGAACCAAAAGCAACAACCATTTTTCTGATTGTTTGATGATATGTCGATGTTCCAAACATTATATGTTACCTTCAGAAAATGGATCTCTATCAGTGAAATCAAATATTGAATCACTTTCAGTTTGAATACCTAAATTATTCGCCAGTGGATCTGTTAGAATTACCAGATCATCTGGCACTGCTGTCATAGACCAAGATGCGGTACTTGCTACACCCACAACATCATATGCTGTAGTAATAGTACCAACAATATTTCCAACTCTCAAAGTCTTTGTAGTAGGAGCCCAAGAAAGAACTTTCATCGTAGCGTCTCCATTGCTACAATCTTCTCCTATCGTAAAAGTTCCTTCTCCTGAAGTAAATACCAAGTCCATCGAGTATCCATAATCTGTTTCAATATCGTCGATTGCCGCAATACCAGTATCCATATCCTCATGACTGTACTCAAACGTTTCACAAGTGAGAGTATATATTGGAAGATTCCCCAACTGATAAAATACTTTTTCATGTTCAACAAATCTAACTTCAAATAATTTATCATTTAATGGAAAATATATTAAATCTCCTTCATATGGTCTATCAAGTCTTCCTGGTATTTCTTCATCTTTCCACCGTCTTTGAGAAACATCTAAAATTACTTGATCTCGTATTTCAAGCCCAAATTGTCCTACCATATCACCTTCACCACTAAATCCATCAGTTGAATCAATATACATTTCTATTATATGTGCAGCTGAAAATTTAGAAGCGACATCTTCACTATACAAATTATCTACTGCAACTGATGTTCTAGGCAGATAACTTATATCTATTCCATGTATTTTAATCGATTCTTCTACCAAATCGTTTAGTAAATTTTGTTCTGGTTGAAAATCAACATTTTGAAAATATGTAGATACTGGCATTTATTATCCTACTGCAAAGTCGACTGGGAATTGATATTTTCCTTCTAAATCTTGTAACAATATTTCTATATTTGATTTAGCTTCATCTAAAATTCTACCACCATCTAAAGTGGTTCCTCCAGGTAATTGTGTACCTTGATATTTAATTAAATTGTTTCCCCATTGTTTTCTAAACAATTCTGTAGTGTATTGTTTTAACCACATATCATTAAAAACATCCGTATGTGTAGTTGGATCAACGATTTGTACACATTCAGCAACGAGATAATCCCCCACATTAAATTCCTTAGACCAATCAACATCAACATATAATCTATCCTGATGCCTAGAAAATCTCATTCCTGGTTTCCCACTAAATACTTCTTGAAGTACTCCTAAATGTTGTTGTACTTGATAGTATGATACTATTGAAGTTTTGGTTAAATCATAAATATCATTTAAATATAATTGATATCTAACATCAAACATGTTCTTTGTTGATCCACTATCCAAGGGAAAAACGGCTATAACACCAATAGTTGCCTCTAATAATGTAACGTATGAGTTATCAATATCATCTTGTGTTATTTCGTGTTTTAAAAATGTTTTAATTGTGGCATCTCCATGAAATTCTTGATACATTTGAAGACCTTCTTCCAATCTATCTTCCAGTTGATCCTCTTCAACATTGATCTGAATAACTGGTTTCCCTAATGCCCTTAAACAATATTCTCTTAATTCTGTTCTTGACGCTGGTTGTGTAGCTGACATAATGTTCCTATAACGGCGTTAATATATGTTATATTAACTATTTAGTAAGGTAAGTTTATGGAAATTTTGATTACTGGACACAATGGTTTCATTGGTTCTAATCTCTACAATTATCTTAATTCATATCATAATATTTATGGAATTGACTACCCAAATGACATATTAAATACTGAGTTACCTAAAGTTGATTGTGTAATACATTTGGCGGGATCAACAGGCGTCAGAGAAAGTCACAAAAATCCTAAAAAATATTTAGATAATAATATAAAAATAACTAAAAGAATATTTGATCATTATAAAGATACAAAAATTCTATTTGCATCCACCTCTTCTGTAAAAGAATTACAAAGTCCATATGCAATATCAAAATATGCATGTGAACTTATTGCTCCCAAAAACGTTGTTATTATGAGGTTTTTTACTGTTTGGGGAGATTATAATTATAGAAAAAATATGTTATATGGACTAGCCATAGAAGGTAAATTAGACTATATTACTGAACATAAAAGAGATTTTACTCATGTATATGAAGTTTGTAGAGCCATTAAAATACTAATAGATAAAGGAGTTGGTGGAGAACTTTATGAAATTGGTCACGGAAAACCAATATCCCCCCTTGACTTTTTGAAAAAGATAGGGTATAATAAGGTGTTACCGTTTAGGAAAGTTGAAGGTGAATCTAATATAACTTGTGCAGATCCAACTAAAATGAAAGAATTGGGATGGTAATTGACTACTTTAAAAATGATTGGAAACCTAATTGGAGCAAATATTCTTATAGCGGTTGGGAACTTCTAAACAAAATATCAAATAATGAAACCATACTTGATATAGGTTGTGGTTATAATCTCTTTAAAGGACGTTATGGTGATAAATTATATGGTATTGATCCCGCCAATGACAGTGCAGATGAAGTAATATCTATTGAAAAATTCGATGCTGACGGTAAACAATGGGATGTGGTTTTATGTCTCGGTAGTTTAAATTTTGGATCTATAGAAGATGTTGAACCACAAGTACAAAAAGCTGTAAAATTAACCAAAGTTGGTGGAAGATTATATTGGAGACAAAATCCAGGACTAAATGATCATCGTTGGAAAAATCAAGAAAATATTACATTTTTTCCTTGGACATTTGATCTGAATTATAAATGGGCAAAAAAATATGGATGCACAGTTATGGGTATGTTATGGGATGACGCTAGAATTTATTCAGAATGGATTAAGGAGAATGAATGTGTTTAACTACTGCTTTATAACCTAATCCTTCATTAACAAATCTTACTGCATTTTTTAATGTTGATTCATTTACCGCTTCATACATTCTTTTTATAATAAACTCAGAGTCTTGTCCAATAAATACCCCATAATTTCCTAATTTTTTTAATCTTTCTTTTTGAAATTCCTCATCGAACCACGTTTTTGTTGCAATTGTTACCATATCATGATAATATACACTATCCGTAGTCACAAAAAAACTTTTTTGAATACCATCTCTCCACAATCTCAATAAAACATATGCATCATAAACCTCTCCTTTGGGTTTAAATCCATGAGTTTGTTCAAATATATAATCGAAACATAATCCTTTAAGTTCAGGATTTGGATCATCTACCCATTGACCTGTTTTATAATTCATTTGACAATGATGAAACCATATTTCAAGTTCATTGTTAGATAATGCTTTTTTATATTTTGCATTACCTGTATAATTCTGAAAGGTGTCTCTACTTACATTCAATTCTCCATTTACAAATGCTACAATCCGCGCTCCTCCACTTTTCATACCTTTAACAATAATTACTCTATCTTTAAAACATTTCATAAATTTATCCATATCATTAGTCTCTGGACACACCATTAGTCCCGCCGCGAAATGATCTGGTTCTGATCCACCCCCAGGATTAAGTGCGAATTTTTGTTTATGGAATTTTGGATTATAATCTATCCTTTTGGGAATAAGCATATTGCCAGGATGAATTAATATTGGTTTATATTTTCTAAAATCATAATTTCCAACATCTTCTAATAATGTTGCCATAGCATTTCCACCATGACTAGTCATCATATAATTACCGTATTTCAATTTACTTTCAAATTTTCTTAGAGCATTTTTTCCTCTATTTCCTGGGATATATTTAAAATCTATTTGTTCAATATTACCTGATAAATTATTATTCATATGTTTACCCCAAAGCCATGCCCATCTCGAGGTTCCTCCTGGCTTTGGTGAACTAGGAATAACTGCGTACATTGTATCAGCATTAACCTGACTGACCATAACCATTGTACCAAAAACAAACAACATACATAATATTAATTGAATAAATTTAAACATAATCTACCTTTACTTTTTTACTAAAAATGACCATCAATATTGATAACAACATTATTATAATAACGAATGGTCTTATAATTATTTCTTGAAAACTATACAAATCTATCAATTGATATGAAAATTGTTCTAAT